AGTCCGTTTTTAGTACCAGGAAATTTTAGGCTTTCGCTATAAGAGGTACCTTGAAGGCAAATACTCATTTTAGTACCACAACTTTCGAAGCCTTCGCATTAAGGGCATGCCCAGATATCCCACACCACACATGCCCACATAACACACAAAGAAGCCAGAGAATAAAACATCCCTGGCCCTCATCCACCTTATCCCTCTGGTAGATTACAATATCAAAGTTCTTTCTATAAACCAAAAACTTATAAAGATATGGAAAAAAAAACATTATTCAAACTAGCACGTGCAATTACAGATACAGGTACAGATACTATATCTTCAAAAGGTGGTACTGTAATCTACCGTATCACTTCCATCAAAAGGAAACTGGTAAATGGCAAAGTAGTTTTAACCTCTACACCCTCTTGTACTTTGGGCTCAGCCTCCGTAAGTTGGGCTACTTGGGGAGGAGTTACCGTTGGAGAGGGTTACTTAGATGTAAAAATTAACTATTCAGAAAATACTGGGTCCTCAAGGTCTACTACTCTGACATTTGACCAGGATGAATCTGGTAACAAAATCAATCTCACAGTAACTCAGGAACCTACTCCTGAATATTGGGAAATACGTTTTAATCCTATAACCATCAATGGAACAGACATGAGTCTTTTTTTTTATGTTACCACTAATATTAGTGGTGAAAGTGGATCTATGTCTGAGGGGGGTACCCTAAATAAGAATTTTATAGTAAATCAAAATAGACATATGATTAATGTCTATATTGCTAGTATATACCCGGGAGATTTCGACATGTTGTCTTGGTCCTGCCTTGATAAGAATGGTAATGCTTTTTCCCCTAATTACAATCTACCCGATAACCAATACTTTACAACAAAAACAACTGGATTGGGTTCCTATACTCTTAAAAAAATTTCAAGTCCCCCTGTTAGCAGTGATACTCCTATACTCTCCAGTAGGTTTAACCCCACTAAAAAATATCCATTAGATTTGAATTTTTATTGGAGCGCCAACCTATAAGACTTATATTGAGATTAAGATAATATCCCAATTATAAAAGCAATTACCCAGAGTATTAAAGTAAGGGTATATGCAACAGAATACCTAGACCAGGGATACCAGCAAGTAATATAAGAATCTACTTTTAGTATTTCTGGATGTTCTTCCTCGTATTTTTTATCCTCTTCTCTAGCATTATATTTAGCCAAGATGAAGAAAGGTAAGAATACGAGGAAAATTATTAAAGCAACTGGGAACAAGAGTAGGAGAAGAATCTCCCACCCTTGCATTGATGTCCCAGCATAATTACCATCTCTGTCAAAAAAGTATCTCATAGTAATCTGTATTTTATGTATCTGATTAATAGATAAATCGGAAATAGAGGTAATACTATCCATACCGAGATGAATAAAACGAGAGAGTGTATTTTGTGAGTATAGGGTAAATAATCCAAACAAACCCTTACAAAAAATACAGTGAACGGTAAGCATACCAAATAAATTATTGCTAATACAGTAGTCATTGTTCTTTGAAGTATTTGTTAACTATCTTGGTTAGCTTCTTATCAAATTCAATCATCATATCGAAAGCATCTGTATCTTTCATACTTCTCATCTCCTTATCAAGTAATTCTATGTTTCTCTTAATTGAGAAATAGGCCTTATATGCAAGGAATACTCTTTCATTTTCTTCGGTAAGCGGACGAACTTCTCCCTTTTGCCCATCCAATCTTGGGTATGTATCATCAGGACCCAAGGTTCTTGCAACTTTTACTCGGTTACTGAGCATTGCGAATCCACCTTTTTTATCGATAGATTCCACTGTAACTTTCTCAATGATGGGTCTTCCCGATAATGTGAAGAGAACCTCATCCCCCTCTTTGAGCTTTTTGATTTCTTTCTTTTCTTTTTTCATATCTATTTTATTTAGAAATTTTCTTTATGCAAATATACGAAATTATTCTTTATTTATTGCATTATCTATTTTATTTTTTATAAATTCATAGGCATTGCCCCGGTAATCCTCTAGCATTTTGTATTCCTGTGGAGATAGAAATATTCCGTTTACTTTAAAAGCATCTCTTAGATGCTCTGGTATAGTGCCATGGTGAGCGATGTTATTATAACGGATGATGAAAAGTTTCTCTTTATCTTCATCTATAACACCAAGAGTGTTGACTGGTTGGAGTTTAGTTTGGTAAATTCCCCCAAAAGCAGAAGGTACCATTAAAATACTTCCCGGTATTCTAGTTATCCAATGGGAATAATCGGGAGTAATTACGGCAATTTTCTTCTCTTTTTCAAGTTCTTTATCATAAGCTAATCGATTAAACCAAAAAGCACATTTAAAACAAACTTGTTTTCTTGCCATAAGTTGGGGAATCTCTCTAGTTTCATCGAATTCCTCTAAATTAATTGGTTTGCCACATATCTGGCATTCATTTTTCTTGCCCATATTGCATTATTTTATAAGTTATATATGATAATAGAACCTCGAAACATCCTAAAAATGGGTTATAAGCAATACTTTCGTTACTAATATTGAACCATTAAAACTGATAAGTTATGGATAAACTAACAAATGAAATGATTAAAGACCTTGCTATTCGCTTAGGTCTAGAACCTGCTCTATTGAAAGCTGTTCAATTGGTAGAAGCAGCAGGTAGAGATGGGTTTTTAGCTGATGGTAGGCCTCAAATTCTCTTTGAGGGTCACATTATGTACAAAGAAGTACATAAGAAATTCCCTGACAGAGATTTAGCTTACCTTTGTAAGAGATATTCTACGATTTTCTTCCCTAAATGGGATAAATCGAAGTACTTGGGAGGTGTACACGAGTACAAAAGACTCGAATTAGCCAAAGAAATTGACGAAGAATGTGCATTGAAGTCTGCAAGTTGGGGTATGTTCCAGATTTGTGGGTTCAATCACAACCTCTGTGAATGTAAAGATGTCTTCGAATTCGTTCATAAGATGTCAGAATCTCATGCAAATCAACTAGAACTCATGTATTATTTCATGAAAAACTCTGGTTGTTTGAGTAATCTCAAAGAAAAGGACTGGGCTGGCTTTGCCAGAAAATACAATGGTCCCGGGTATGCCCAGAATGCCTACGACCAAAAACTAAGAAATGCTTACGAAAACTTCAAAGATAAATTATGAAAAGATGTCATTTTAACAGTTGGGTAGCAAAAGTATTTCTTTTCCCCAGTTACAAAGCAATTACTCTGGTGTATAACTCATTCTTCAAACACAAAGTAGAAGAGTGTAAACCCGATGATATCAATCATGAACGTATTCATCAGGTACAACAGATTGAATGTAGTATAGTGGGTTTAGTACTTGGTATCATACTCTGGTTATCATTTGGTATATCCTTTTGGTGGGTAGTGGCTCTGACTTTTGGATTCTTCTACCTTTGGTATGTTATCGAATACCTAATTATCCTGTGCTTTGCCAAGTGGGATAAACAGAACGAAAGATATCATGATGTAAGTTTCGAAGAAGAAGCCCACAATAATGATAAGAATCTGAGTTATTTGGAAGACCGTAAGCCATTTGCTTGGATTAAGTACATTAAATTGAGAAGCTACAAGAAATGAAAAAA